TACTACAGCAGGAACTGGATTGAGTACTAAGGTAGAACCCTGTATATCACGAATCATGTCACTGGACCACTTTGAACTGATAAAAAGCCACGGTAAATCAAGTAAAAGTCCTGCAACAGCCAGAATAAGAACCGTAGTGAGTGTGGCGCGTTCAAATAGCATTGAATGACTCTTCTGTTTTAGTAAGGAAAATGTCCGTCCATCTGGAGGCATTTGAATGGACAACGGAACCGAAACGGTTGTTCATAGCGGGAGGTCTCAGCGAGGCAATTCAGGTTTTCCTACGGATTCAACAAGAACTTCTCTTTCGGGGTCGTCGTTGCCTGGTTCTTACAGAGGACTTGAAATCGGGACAACGGCTGCGAATCTTTCAAGAGTCGTGGGATTTTGTTATCCGAATTCGAGGAAACATTGACTATTCACTCTTTGCATCCTATCTTCAAAATGCTGGCAAGCCGATTTCAGTCCTCTGGGTCGGCTCGGAGGTGCCTGGGGTCCTTTTAAAACGGTTTGAGTCGGTTCACTGGGTCTGTTTTGGTAGTGGATTACCGAGTGTGCGTGATACATATTATACTTTTCTCAGTCCTCTACTAGCTCCGCTAAAATATAAAGAATGGTTTCTTGCACAGGGCACACTACAGGGTATGGCTGTGCTCGATAGTCTAGAAGACTTTCGAGAGAAGAAGGCAGGGCTTGTGGTCTGTCCGAATCGGTCCGTTAAATGGTACGATGCGGCGGGACTTGAAGTACGCGGTACTGAAATTGGTGTTGAAGATGTATGTGAGGTTCTCAAATGGTGCACTTCACAGCTTGAAGGTTCAGAGGATTAGCAGGCGATTTGTGTGCCCTCGCACGTGTGGTTCGTGCACTTCTTCCCTTTAGGGCAGCTATCGGTAGCAGTGTCAAAACCCTCATAGCCCATCGACCAGCGCCACACCATCTTGTGCGTGAAGTGGTAGAGCAGGGCAAAGATCAGGCCGTGGACGAGCGCAACCGTCACCTTGGAGCCTCCAGGCGGCAGACGCGTGAGCATGCCAGGCGTGAGAAGAACGAACAGCAGTGTCGTGAACAGGGTCATGGTGATATTCATTGTATTCTATACTTAACCAAAAGATTTAGTTCAGTATAGAGACTTAATAATGAAATTTATTTACTGCGCTTCCAAACAGTCCCGCTTGCTCGCAAAGCCCTGCGCCTCCCAATCCTCGCACGGGATAGTGCCACCACGCTGCTTCTTGAAAAGCTTGAACGTGCCCTTCTTGGCGACATAGCCTAACTTACGCAGCTTGCGGATTGCCTTAAGTCCCGCGGCGTGCTTGCGGCGGCTCACAATCTTGCCCTTGTGACGCATAAGATCCTTCTTGGTCAGGCCGCCGGACGTGTGGCGGGCCGTGCCGTGCCACACCTGGGCCTTGGAGCCAGACGCCATTTTGGCACCACCAGCAAGGTTGTTGCCACGGTTCTTGCGTGTACGGCCACCGCCAGCAAGCAGAGTCTTCTTAGAAGCGTCCATTCTATATTCAAAGACTAGATAAAAATCTACGCAGTGGCTTCTACGCATGACTCTTCTTCTCGGCATCAGAGAGTTCTCCCCACATCTTGCCAATCTTCTTGCCAAGTTCAGGAATCTTCATGCCAGGATTCTCCTTCATCAGTTGAGGGCGCACCTTATTTGCAAACTTCATGTACCCACTCAGCTTGCGCTTGCCACCCTCTTGCTTATTCTTACGGGTGCGGTTGCGCTTACCACCAATACTCATATCACCCTCGGCCTTCATATTAACACTCTGATTGGCGGCACCCTCTCCGCCGCATGTAACCGTAAGAGTATCGCCAGGCTGAAGCGTAATCTCCTTGTTAACCATTTCTACTAAGAGCCTACATTTATGTGAAACAGAAGAATAAATAAGTTTACATTTGGAGTCGGGGTGTCTGCCCCTTGCGAATCTGGGAAATCAAACTCGCAATCTCCTTCGGGTCGTAGACACCTGCAAAATGGACAAGAAAATCGCCCTGCTCCCATAATGGCTGCCCTTCGAGCCCTCGAAGAAACGCATTAAACTTCTTGTGCTGCGCCGTAATCTCCGTTTTAAGAAAATCTGCTTCGCATTCATCAAGAACCTTAATCATCGCAGCATTTTCCCACCAAACATGATATAAATAGTCAGTTCTCTGCCATACCTTCTCCCAAAAAGCCCGCATCCATGCCGTATTTCGGAAGAGAATATTACCAGAATTAATGTGACCGCACGCGTCCAGTGTCATGAGTAGGTCCTTATTGGCTGGAAGCAAGGGTATCATACAATCCTCAAGTCGAATCGTGGGATTTGTAATGTAGACATCTGCATCAGACAACCAGAGAAGTGCCCCTTCAGGAAGGCTCTTCATAACCGCAAGAACAAACGGTATCTTTGACCACGGAATGGGGCGGTCACGGTCCCAATGTTCTTCTCCACCCTGAATGTATGTATAGCCTTGCTTTGCTGCATAGTCAACCTTTGAGTGTAGGGCCTCACGAAGACCCGTACGATAGTCTTCGCCAATCACAAGTGTTAGAATTGTAACACTCATTTGCTACTAGTGTATACTTGCAGCCTTAAAGTACTACTGAAGGTAAAAATTTGAAACTTCAATCCCACTCAAACAACACTACAAATACACTATGTCAAAGGAGCGTTTCGAATATTTCAAGAACAAGGAGGGTGACTATATCTGTAAATTCTGTGATAAGACAACTACAAAGCAGAGTACCATGCATATGCATTATAAGGCTAAGCATTCGGGTGAATTGCCCTTTATCTGTGATATCTGTGATAGACGATTCTCACAGAAGCAGATTCTAGATCTACATACGCGTGCTCGTCATACAAATGAAGAGGAGATTGAAAAGTATCAGTGTCCCTGCTGTGAATTTGAATCTCAGAGTTTTGCGAACCGTATTATCCACTTTACTCGGAAGCACTGTCGTCATTACTTAGATGATATGAAGGACGGTACAGGCAATGAGATTACTTGTACCGAATGTCAGAAGACTTTCAAGAGCAGCACCGCGTTTTACTATCATGCAGGGAAGTGCCTTGACAGTATTGATGGAGTTACTATTCCTCATCTAGATGAAGTGCTCACTGTAGGTTAGCCTAATAAGGCGTACTTAGTCATCTCTCAGATTGTTCATCTGTTGAACGAGACTGTAGAGATGATAACCCCCTGCTGCAAAGGTGAGCATGAGTAGCAGTTCATAATACGGAGTCTCCGTATTTTTTCCTTTGAGGCCAATCATAATCAGAAGCGGTCCAATGAGCAGTGCATGAATGAGGTTCACATATATAAAAGGTGATGCATTGACAAAACGAACATACGCCTTGTAGCCGTGGTAGAGTGTCAGTACAATACCGAGAATTAGAAGAGTTGTAAAGATTTCATTTGGTGTAGCGGACCGTTGAAGACCAACATAGAGAAAAAAGGGCACCACAAAAAAGATGTGGAAAAGCGATAAGACAATGTGAGTGTTCATAGGATTCTAAGTAGAGCACGGCTATTTTCAAGTGCCCCTTCAATCCACGCCTGCTTCATGGAGAAACTTTCACCACAGATGAAAAGATTTGGTAAGTCATTGAATGGTCGAAGACTCTCTTTACTGACTTTGTAAGGGTCATAGAGACCGGGCACCCAGTAGGTTGCACCTGATTCCCACGGATGCGATTTTACCACACGAGGATACGGAATCTCTCTGCCTGGAAAGAGTTTGCGACATTCATCTGTAAGGATTTTTCCCAGAACTTGTTCAGCAATCGGTTTCGTACCCTTTGCAATATTTGTCCAGACAATTGAATCACCTGCATCCGTATAGGAGATCATAACAATACCGAGTTCTGGGCGAACAGGAATAAAATAGCGAAGCTGGGTTTTTGTCACAAACTTTGGAAGATCTTCACACCAGAACTTGCCGTTTTTTCCTGGAGGAAAGACGGCGTAGATACGATGAAGCGGTTCCATCTTCACGCACTGTAATGCAGGTAATGGCTTGAAAATTGGAATTTTCTTGAGTGCATCTGCGTGGAGTGCACAGATGACATTTTTTGCCTGCACTGTTTTGATTGTTCGAGTATTTCGTAGTGATGGGCTTCCTGTGCTGAACCAAAGGGTTAACAACCCATCCATTTCAGGCGCAAGATTTTCTAAGGTGTGGTGCGTATAGATTTTGACACCTTTTGATTCGCACTCCTTTGCTACGGCGTGAATTAGACTATCGAGCCCTTCCTTACAGACAGAGAACTTCTGATGTGCTCCCATTTCATGAGTGAAACTCTGTAAAGCAAGATCTGCACGCAGTGTACAGAGTTCTGCACGATACGGAAAGGGGTCTGTAAAGGTCTTTGCCTTTTCAGGGCCAAAAATACCGTCTAGAACTTCATAGAGTGTGTGAGTACTGAGAATTTCCTGGGGTAGTATTTTCACAAGTGGGAGCCATGTGCGAAGACTATCATCAAAGGGATTGGGCAGTAAAGGTGAGCCATAGGTTTTTACCCAACCTGATTCTCCTGATATCGGTATTTCATGAAGCCCATACTCTTTTAAAAGTGCACGTGTCATTGTATGACTTTCATGAATACGACCTGCACCCTCCTCCCATTGTAGGCTATTATCATGAAATGTCAAGACTCGACCCCCAAGAACTCTGTATTTTTCAAACACGGAGATCGTTGCATGTGTAGTACGCCTGGCCAGTTCGCGGGCTACATAGAGTCCTGCGATACCGCCTCCGATAATGGCATAGTCGAGTACCATTTACTTAATAAAGATAGAGTTAATCCAGCTCATCACTTTACCCGTATCGGCACTGGTCACCTTATCTAGAAATTCAGTGTCCTGAATCGCAATAAACGTCGGAATCTTTGATACTTGACAGTACCCAGGTGTATACTTGTTCTGATCAATATCGCACTTGAAAAAAGTGACCATAGGGAATGTCTCGGCAATCTTCTTAAGATCTAGGTCGCGGCAGTATCCGCACCATTCTGCAGTGAAATAGACAACCACATATTTTGGCATTACCTTAATGCGCTCATCCTTTCCACGGGCGATAAGAGCTTCAAAATACTTATGATCCGGGAGGGGTGTCATTGTGTACATCGGGTGGGACATCGTTATTATTTGCTTGTTTGGAGGATTTATTTGACGGTGTAAATCGCGCCCATGTGAGCGTGAGGGCACCGGCTAAAACAATAAGTGCTGTCCCAAAGAAGACATAGGAACTCATGTTGCTAGCAGCCTCTAATGCACCACCTGACTGTACTGCGGCGGCCCTGAGTTTTGCAGGGTCAGTGAAGGCCGAGATTGAATCCGCTGCACTCAGAAGTTCAGGTGCCTTTGCAGCCAGTGCAGCTGTGCTCTTTACAGCGGCCACGGCCGGTGGAATTGTTTTTTGAACGGCATCAATGACAGGCGGAATCACCTTTTCAACGGCACACTTTGTATCCACGACAAGACCAAGTGCCGCCCGAATAGGTCCCAAGAAAGGGGCAAAGGGTCCTGTGATAATACTAAAGAGACTCTGGTCAGATTTCATCTTTTCAAAGGCGCTCGGTGTCATCACATTTCCAGCGGCACCATTCTGGTTCATGTAGATAGTTGAAGGGAAGAATCGTGGTGTTCCATCAACAAATAGGGACTTTGTATCATAGAGAAGATAGAGTCCAGAATAGGCCGTCCATAAGAATGAAAAGATTGCAAGTATACCACTCAGTGTAAAGAGAAGCATTACAAGTCCACCCATAAAATCACCTGCTGCAAAATGACTGAGTCCAAAGGGGAGGCCCAGGAATCCAACATAGAGAAGAAAGAAGAAGGGACTCGGTACTGTATCAGGTGCGGGACTCGATGCACCACCTGTAAAAATACCTGCACCGAGACCAGGTCGTCCAATATACGGAACTGAGAGACCGTATTTCTCTACAGAATCCCATTCGGCAAAGGTCTGGACAATATCATAAATCCACCAGAAACCGAGGCCAAGTAAATTAACCATCACTTTGAGTGCCGCCGTGCGCGGCGACCGTAGAAGAATATGGTCGAGTGCAAAAAAACCACCGATAATTGTAATAAAAGTGAAGAGAGTCGGCGAGATTTGTGACCCTCCCCATGACTTTGCGGATGTATGATCGAATGGACCTAGGAAAGACATCCCTACTAATCTGTATCCGTCTTTGTGCTTGGCAAACAATCCGTAGGCACTTCAAATCCCTTGGCTCGGAGATGAGTCAAGAACTCAGATGGAAAGCATGGAGCCTCAAAGAATGTCTGTAGTGCCTGTGTGGGGTCGGGTAGACGAATGGAGACGGGACCCGATGTCATTCGGAATCCAAACTCGCTGAAATTTGTCAAGACAAAGGTTCCATTTGGTTGCGGATAGAGTTCAAAGTTGCGCAGGGCAAAACCATGCTTCCAGAAGAGGAGCCAGAGGTCCTCAAATTCATCATACATGACATCGGGTTCCGTCCAATCAAAGTTCTTTTCAAAGGATTCGCTCGCCCTTGGAATCCACCATCTCTCAAATGAATACTCCTGAATCAGTTTACGGCCAAGACGTCGAATGCGTTGCTGTGTCATTGAATCATGCTCCATTATCTGTTATCATTCAATGAGAGCAGATAATCGTTTCAATTTTATAGGTACCTTAAATTGTAAAAAGTACGCCGCCAAATCCATCCACTACGCGAAGTACATTATGGTTCGTTGCATAGACGCGAACAGTACAGTTGCCCAGAGCGGGAACTGTTGTCTGATTGGTCGTAATTTGAAGTACAATACTATCAATACGGCTTGCATTCATTGAACCACTCGGCTGAAGTTCTTCGGGGCGGAGTGCAAGACTATAACAGTAGATATAGTCATCGGATGGAATGGTTGTATGGCGTTGCCACGGTTGAACAAGGCGGAAATAGGTGGCATCGCGAACTTGGAAGCGGTCAAACCCGTCGAGCTGAAGAACAGCATTCGAGAGAATATCTGTACGGGTTCCTGTTTCAGTTACGCTCAGACTACTGAAGTTGAACCACTCCTTATTATCAATGACCATCTGGCGTTGAAGCACCCAGATAAACTCGCGAACAGGATGATTGAATTCAATGGGTACAGGAATAGACTGTGAACTAGGAGGAATGGCAATTTGTGAGGTATACTGAACCTGCTCAATTAGATATTCGTGGGCGGTGCTGACAAACCGACGACGCTCATCCACATCAAGATAGACAAAATCACCCCACATTGTGCAATCCGTTATATGGGCCGGTTTTACGGTGATATCCGTACAGTTTTCAACAACATTTGGTGTCCAGAAGCATTGCTGTAGAGGCCTGAATGTAATATTAATCCGGACAGGGTGATACTGTAAGGCAAGTAAGGGAAGATAGAGACCGGGATTCTTACAGAACCAAAATTGAAGAGGAACATAGAGTTTGAGGGGTCCAATCAGTGTAGGTTGAGAGTATCCATCCACTTTGCCAATCATATCATAAAAACCAAACTTCTGTGACTCGGTTGTGGTGAGATTCGACCAGATCTCCATCCACTCTCCAGTCTGACGGTCAATCTCCTGTTCACCAATAGTCACTGTGATCTCTTGAATAAGTGCATGGCCGATGGCATTCACATAGGCAACGGCCTCATCCGTAGTGGAGAGATGGAGTGTAGGGAGTGTAATCTCTAAAATACAGGGGCCGAGTAAATCTCCACTCCGAGGAACCAGCCAACTGATTTTTTTTCCAAAATCAGGTTCATTATCTGAATACATTTCAACGGCTTCAACGGCAAAATTCGTATGACGACGATAGACAAACTTAAACCATGTAATCTGAGGGTTTCCCGTCAAGAACACGTCCTGTTTTCCAACTGCGACGAGTTGTAATAGACCACCGTTGCCAGTCATCTCGCGGCGCTTCTGAATGATGGAGTGATTCTTAGTAGAAGGTAGTAGCGCGATGGATCCTCGCATGTATAACAAAAAGGGCTATGACATGGATTTAACGGTGCTCCGGTCACTTTTTGCACTTGATCCTAACACAAACATTCCAATTAGTACAAATTGGTTTCTTACGGCCGATGGAATTGGTGGTCTTCAATGGGAGAGTATGGCATGGTACATGAGTACCGTAAGCATTTCAAATATACAGATGTTAGATACAACACCTACGAATAATCCTTATCGTCACAATGTAACAATCACAAATGGTGGCATGTATGTTGATGGTGCTCCTGTGGTTGGCTCGGGCCTGAGTATCGTTCAACTTGCCAGTAGTCTTCAAGGTCTTGGTACCTATGGATATGTAAGCACTCTGAGTCTTTATAGCACGGTGGCTGGACTTGGTACAGCTGGATATGTGAGTTCAGCGACACTGAATAATACTGTGATAAATCTTGGTACAACAGGTTATGTAAGTACACAGAGTCTTTATAGTACAGTGGTAGGACTTGGCACAGCAGGGTATGTCAGTACTGCACAGTTTAATAGTTTCTCTAATTTTATCTATAATCCTATTACATATATCTCCTCTGGAAATCTAAATAGTACAACAACAAATCTGTTCGGATATATTCAAGGTATAATAAATTCACAGGGGGATGGATCTGTTAGTAGTTTTACTGTGAATGGAACTGCAAACTTCTATTCAACCCTTTCTGTTGGAACTTTTTACTATATTAATGGAAACATCTCAACGCTCAGCACAAGCATTGGAGATACAATTGTAAATTTAGGAACAACTCCTGGTTATCTCAGCAGTTTGAACGGCCTATCATTGAGTACAGGAATGATTGGGCTCTCAAGTATTAACTTTATGGATACAGTAACAGGTGTGAAACAGCTTGTTGCTGTGACAAATGGTATCTTTCAAGTGAATGGAGCCTCCATTACAGGAGATGTGAGTAAGGGAGATCTAACTTCGACTGTGATTGGACTTGGCACAGTTGGATATGTCTCTACACTAAATATAGTTGGACTTGTCAGTACTGCAAATCTAAGTGGCTTTATCAGCACAGCAAACCTTGGCGGACTTGTGAGTAGTCAAAACCTGGCTGGACTTATCAGTACTGCAAATCTAGCAGATTTAGTTAGCACTGCAAATCTATCTGGATTGATAAGTACACAGAATCTGTATGGTCTTGTAAGTACAGCCAATCTGGCTAATTGTATCAGTACAGCCAATTTGGCAAAGTTAATCAGTACTGCAAATCTAGCAGATCTAGTGAGTACAGCCAATCTGGTAGGCTTAGTAAGTACTGCAAATTTAAGAGGTTTACTAAGTACAACATTCTTTGATTCACGGATAACAAGTAGTTTACAGGGACTCGGTACACTTGGATATCTATCAACTGTTCAAACAAGTGCACTCAGTACAGGAACTGTGAAAACATCGTCCATTACATTTTTAGATGTAACTATACCGCCAAATGCAAATGCAGGCCTACCAAGTCTATTATATGTAAGTGCGGGAAAACTTCTCTTTAACGGAGCTCTTGCATCAGGACCCAGTACAACAGCAGGTGTTTCACAGATTATTCCAGGTCCTGGTATCTCAGTTAATCCAACA